TATTTTCTTTGCCAGAAACACATCCAAGATACCCTAAGGACAAATGGCACGACGCAATCCACATGTAACGCCCACCGCACTCAAGATTCTCAAGTCAGACCGCAGGACGCAGAGCGCACACGGCAAATTGACAGCTGACATGGAACTGCCAGCGGTGCCGGTGAACGCATACCCCACGTGGCCGCGTCAATTTCAGATGGAAGCGTTGCGCATGTGGAAGCGGTTGATGCCTCATTTGCAAAAATACGGGCTGGTCACGGATGCCGATCTGTCAGCGTTTGCACGCTATTGTCAAGACGCGGGCGAAGTGAAATGGTTACAATCGGTGCTCGACAAAGAAGGCTACACACAACGCAGTAATGCAAACGGTATGGTAGCGTCGTGCTACTGGTCGATGCGCAACAAGATACAGGACCGGATGCTAAAGACGGAAGTTGAATTTGGATTTACGCCTGCATCGCGCAGTCGCGTGAAAGTGTCACACGGTGCGGACGATGCGCCGAAGAAGCAAGCATGGGCGGGCCTGTGAAGTTCGATGTAGACAAACATCCGCACGTGCACGCGGCACACGCGTATGCACACGATGTCGTCAAAGGGCGCATTGATGTCTGCCTGTGGGTAAAACTTGCGTGTCAGCGCCAGCTAGACGACCTAGTGCGCGCGCAGGCAGGCGTGGCGTCGTTCCCATTCACGTTTGATTTGGCGTTAGCAGAGCGCTATTGCAAGTTCATCGAATTGCTGCCACACGTGAAAGGCAAGAAGTGGGCAGGTACGCCGATCAAGCTTGAACCGTGGCAATGCTTCACGATGGTGTGCGTGTTTGGTTGGATTAACAAGATCACCGGCTATCGTCGCTTCAAGACTGTGTACGAAGAAGTGCCGCGCAAGAACGCGAAGACGACGAAGCTTGCAGGCATCGGTCTTGCTCTGTTGACTATCGACGAAGAGCCGGGTGCCGAAATCTACAGCGCAGCGACGACGCGTGATCAAGCAAAAATCTGCTTTGACACAGCAAACACGATGGCGCAGAAAGAGCCGCATTTCCGCAAGCGGTTTGGTGTCGAATGCCTGACGCACTCCATCTTCGTGCGCAACACCAACAGCAAGTTTAATGCGGTGAGCGCAGACGCCGACACGCTGGACGGCCTAAACGTCAGCGGTGGACTGATCGACGAGTTGCACGCGCACAAGAAGCGCGATGTGTGGGACGTAATGGAAACGGCAACCGGGTCACGCACGCAGCCGTTGATTTGGGCGATTACCACGGCGGGCAGCAATCGTGCGGGCATCTGCTACGAGCAGCGCACGTATGCGACCAAGCTGCTGCAGCGCATCGTTGAAGATAATTCATACTTCGCCATCATTTACACGATTGATGAAGGCGACGTATGGACTGACCCGGCAGTGTGGAAGAAAGCGAATCCGAATTACGGCATCAGCGTTGATATTGATGACCTGACGCGTAAGGCAGTAAAAGCAATGGCGATGCCTAGCGCGCAAAATAACTTCCTGACCAAGCACCTTAACGTGTGGGTCAATGCCGACACATCGTGGATGGACATGTTGGCGTACGATTCGTGTCTCGATGAAACGATGACGCTCGAGCAGTTCGTTAAGCAGGAAGCGATCGTTGCGCTCGACCTTGCATCACGTGTGGACGTTGCAGCCAAGATGCTGCTGTTCACGCAGCAGATCGAAGGACAGACGCACTACTACGCATTCGGTCGTTACTATTTGCCCGAATCAGTGTTGGAGAGCGATGACCCGCACGATTTCTACGCTGGCGCAGCGAAGAATGGCGGCAATCTGGTGCTGACGCCGGGTGATGTGATTGACTTCGAGTTCATCGAAAACGATCTGGACAAGGACAACGCCAAGTTCCTCATTCGCGAAGTCGCGTACGACCCGTTCCAAGCGACGCAGTTTGCCACACGCGCGGCTGCGCGCGGCTACAACATGATCGAAGTGCGCCCGCTGGTGCTGAACTTCAGTGAAGCAATGAAGGAACTGGAAGCGGCGGTGCTGCAGAAGCGGTTTCACCACGACGGCGACAAGATTTTGCAATGGATGTTTAGCAACGTCGTGTGTCACCGCGACATCAAAGACAACGTGTACCCACGAAAGGAACGCGACGAGAACAAAATCGATGGCGTCGTTGCATTGATCATTGGAATAAACCGCGTGATGGCTGCACGCGAAGTTGAAAAGGAACCGGGCATGGTGCTGCTATGAGTCCTGACACATTCGCACAGACACAACAACGCATGGCGAGCAAGCCGCTGATTCTTGCAGCGTGGCGCGATGCACGCATCGCAGAGCGCGAGAAGGAAAAAGAAAAAACAACGCCACGCGACGACATGACAGGTCTGTCGTTCGCTGAGTTCAGCGACTTCGTGCGCGGTGGTGCCGACAAGTTCAGTGGTGTGGTGACGGAACGCACCGCAATGAACAGCGCAGCGGTGTACGCGTGTGTTGCACTGCTCGGCGGTGCGATGTCGAACATGCCGCTTGAGTTCTTCCGCCGTGGTGATGACAATGCTGGCGTGGACCGCGAGCAATATATGCCTGACGAGTGGTGGTTGTTCAATGAATCGCCGTTTCCTGCGTGGACTGCTGCAACGTGGCGCGAATACATGATGTGGTCGCTGCTGCTGCAAGGCGACTCGTTCACGCGCATACACCGTGCATCGCCGCTGTCGCCAAAGATCGTCGGATTCGAGCCGCTGCACCCGATGTCGGTCGTCGTGCGCCGTTACGGTGATCGCTTGCGTTATCAAGTGTCGCCGCAACCGTCACAGCAATGGGAATCACCGGCACCGCCGATGGCGAATTACGATCAAGACGACATATTGCATGTGCCCGGTCCGGGATTCGACGGATTGCGCGGTATGTCGCAGATTACATCAGCGCTGCACACAGCAGGGTCAATTGCGCTGTCGTCCGATGATTACATGGCCAATTTCTTCAAGAACAGCGCGCGTCCGGACTTTGTACTTGAGACGGATGGCAAGATGGAGAAGGACCAGCAAGAGACGCTGCGTGAGCAATGGAACGAGAAGTACAGCGGCACTGCGCGCAGCTTCCTACCTGCGATTCTGACCGGTGGATTGAAGCTGAAAGCAATCCAGTTGACGGCCAATGATGCGCAACTGCTTGATACGCGCAAGTTCCAAGTTGAGGACATTTGCCGCATCTTCGGTGTGCCGCCGTTCATGGTCGGACAGACGGAGAAAACGACGAGTTGGGGAACGGGTATCGAGCAACTAGGCATCGCATTTGTGAAGTACACGCTCGGTCGCCATCTGGTGAAGATCGAACAGGAAATCAACCGCAAGATATTCCGCACCAATCCGCGTTTCTGCGTGTTCAAGACTGACGGACTGCTGCGCGGTGACATGAAGACGCGGCACGAAGCGTACCGTTCTGCAATCGGGCGTGCAGGTGAACCGGGCTGGATGACGATTGATGAAGTGCGCACCAAGGAATACATGCCGCGAATGGGCGGTGACGCTGCCAAGTTGAATCCGGGCATACCAGCGAAAGCACCGGGTGCCGATACTGGCGACAACACACAAGGAAATCCAGATGAACCGACTACTGCGACTGCTGGCTGACAATCGCTCTCTGCCGCACGGCGAAGGGCAACTGCGCCGTTTCGAAGTCAAGAATGCGACCGCTGACGAAGCGACAGTGTACGTGTACGATGCAATCGTGTCGTCACAGTTGGAAGCTGACTTTTGGGGCGGTGTTGCTGCTGAGCCGTTCGTGCGCGCATTCAACGACATCAGCGCGCCGTTGATTCATCTGCGCATCAATTCACCGGGCGGCGACGTATTCGCTGCACGCGCAATGGAAACAGCAGTGCGACAGCACAAGTCTGCGGTTCTCGTTCACATCGACGGTTACGCCGCGTCTGCTGCCAGCATCCTTGCGATGGCGGGCGACGAAATCGAAATTGCGGACGGCGGCTGCATCATGATTCACAATTCGTGGTCACTGGCGATGGGCAACGCTGCCGACATGCGCAAGACCGCTGATCTGTTGGAGCAGGTCGATGCGTCGATTGTCGCCACGTTCGTGAAGCGCACCGGCATGGATGCCAAGGACATCGCGCAGCTGATGACCGATGAAACGTGGATTTTTGCCGAAGACGCGGTTGCTGGCAAGTGGGCTGATCGCATTGCACCGGACAGCGCCGAAGCGAAGCTGAACTGGAACATTGCAGCATTGCTGGACAAACCCAAAACGCCGACGCCTGAGAGGGTGCCGGTGCCCGACACGGAATCACGCGTAGCGGCAGAGCGCAAGCAACGTCACTACGAACGCATCGCAGCCTAGCGGCGCGATTAAACAACGCGGTTGCGTTGTTCTTCTAACGACAGGAGACAAGAGCATGAACAGCATTCAGGAACTGAGGGAACGCCGCTCGGCCAAAGCAACGGATGCGCGGAAGTTGCTCGACGACAACAAGGGCGAGAAGTGGACGCCGGAAGTCAGCGGCAAGGTCGATGCGCTGTACGAAGAAATCGACAGCATCGAAGGCCAGATCAAGGCGCACCAGCGGCTGCTCGACATCGAAGCAGACAAGCCGGATGGCAACTTGAACGACGCCAAGCGGGTCAAGGATGTGTACGACCCGAAGGACCCGAAGAACGCAGCGCGCGTGCTGTACAATCGCTTTCTCCGCGAAGGTGACAAGGGATTCAGTGCGGAAGATTGGGCAACCGTGCGCGCCACGATGTCGACGACGACCGGCACCGAAGGCGGCTATACGGTGCCATCGCTGATTTCATCGCAACTGTATGACGCGATGAAGGCGTACGGCGCAATGCGCGCGGTGTCCAACGTCATCCCCACGCAGGATGGTAAGCCAATGTCGTTCCCGACTTCGGACGGCACGGCTGAAATCGGTGAGTGGATCGCGCAAAACATCACTGCAACGGCGCTCGACCCGGTGTTCGGCACTGTGCCACTCAACGTGTTCAAGGCATCGAGCAAGATCGTTGCTGTTCCGATCGAGCTGTTGCAAGACACGGTAATCGACATGGAAGGATTCGTGCGCAATCGTCTTGCGCAACGCATCGGACGCCTTGGTAATCTGGCGTTCACTGTCGGCACTGGCACCACGCAGCCGGATGGCGTTGCGTTGAAAGCGACGGTGGGCAAGGTTGGCACGACCGGGCAAGTAACAGGCATCATCTACGATGACGTAGTGGACATGATTCACTCCGTTGACCCGGCCTATCGTACGTCGTCGGCGGTGTTCATGATGTCGGATGCGCTGGTCAAGACCGTGCGCAAGATCAAGGACACAACCGGTCGTCCGATCTGGGCACCGAATTACGATGAAGGAATCCGTACCGGTGCAGGCGATGCAGGCGGTGGTTACACGAGCCAAAACGTGGCGGTGCCGTTCGATCTGTTGCTCGGCTACCGGCTGTATATCAACAACGATCTGGCGGTGCCAGCGGCCAACGCGAAGTCAGGCCTGTTCGGTGACTTCTCGTATTACAAGATTCGTGATGCGATGGACGTTCAACTGTTCCGGTTCACGGACAGCGCGTACACGAAGCTTGGCCAAGTCGGTTTTCTCGGCTGGTGTCGCATGGGCGGCAATCTGATGGACACCAACGCCATCAAGTATTACCAAAACTCGGCCACGTAAGCGGCAATTTCTCCGTATGCGTGCGCAAGTGATCGCGCACGCTCTTTTTGGAGAGTGAAAGGCGTGAGCAATACCGGCATGCGCGTGCGGATATGGGCGCTGGAGCAGGCCATGTTCAACGGCGGTGTGACGACTGCCGAATTGCGCGACGAGTTCGACTTTACGTTGCGCGGTGCGGCAGGGCGTTTAGCAAAGTTGCGTGCTGCCGGATTGTTGGAAGTTGAATTAAGCAGCATTCGTGGACGATGGCGTAATGTGCTGACTGATGCGGGGCGTGCATTCTTGGCGCAGCCGTCAACAGAGAAAGCGAAACAGATTCCCGATGCCAATCCGCTTTGCGCTGCGCTCGGATTGACAGTAAGGCAAGTACCAAGCGCAGGGCGTGTGTACAAGTTCGGAGAATTACAACATGAATCAACAGGTCAGCAGCAAGGAAGCGCCAAAGGCGAAGAGCAAGGACAAGGATGGTGATGTCGAAGTGCGGCTGCTGTCGGACTCGCAATTCGGCAAGGCCAACGACATTGCGCAGGTGCCCGCTGC